CATCCCAGCTACCAATAACGTTTCCATTACGATCATACATTTTGAGAATGCCGTTATCGTTTCCAAGACCGCCAAGCCCAAGAAGACCACCATGCATTCTGTCAAACAGCATCGTGCCTGTAGTTATACGGTCAGCAACAATTGCACCGTCCATGGTAATAGCTGCTCGATATGTTGGATTCTGTGTGGGATTTCCTGTAAAATATCCAAGACCACCACTATTCCATCGCCAACCACGTGTTGCGAGTTTATAGTCTTTTGTTTCGGTTATGAATATCTCTTTCATGCTACCGTCATCGTTATAGACAAAGGTAACGTACCCATTACTTCTAGAATTGATGATCGCAGAGGCGTTGTCTCTAGCCATCTTGAGAACTGATGTGTATGTCGGTTTTTTGTTTATTTCATCAAGAAGAGCCGCATTTAAAGATGTGTTTACACCGGTAAGGGTTGGTTCTGTCTTATTTCCGAGCGTTATTGTTGTATCCGCTGGATTATCTAGAGGGATTTCAAGCTTGGATACCTGAAACACTTTATTAAGTCCATGAGGTGGAGATATAACAGTAATATTGTCGAGAACCTTTACATACATTAGGGACTTGTCGATAGTCTGCAAATCCATAATCTTGGCTTCGATCGTCATATCGTCAAATTGCTCAGACTGTAAATATAACGTGGCTAATTCTTTGAGCAAGGCTGGGTCATCAACATCAGACCATTCAATTTTCCTACAAATCCAACCATAAATATTGGAAGCTTGTGTGTTTTCCAAATACAAACTGCCACTATTTACAGATTCAATTGTCGTATACTTATCTAGCTCGGATTCATCGTCGCCTTCTTCAATTGGCTCAACAGTTTCACCATCAGGTCCCACATAACTGCTGCTTCCATTACTTTGAGAATCCTCTCTAATTACGGCCCCAATAGGTAAAACAGCTGTACAGAACTCAGTGCTATCGTAGTTCTTAGTAAAGTCAAACAAATTTTTACCAAAACGAATAATCTGACTATTTGTTCTAGGAGCATCTTTGAGTAAGTCTAAATATCTAGTGTTTCCGCTCCATCTGATCTGAAGATGACCACCAGTCTCTTCGACTATTTTATTAATAGCCTCTAATGTCGTTTCAAATTCCGTTACAGCGTATTCGATGACATCCGAGAAATCAACAATGCCTACCGAAAATTGTTTCCAACCGCCAGGCCAATCATAGTTACCAACTTGTCTATTATGTATTTGCAACAATGCACTTAAGTATTGAGCATAGGTTTTGGCTCTATACTCCGCCTGTGGCTGAACTGAATCATTTAGATATGAAAGATCGCCCTCGCATTTTATGTTTCTGTTCCCGAGCCAGTCATAATCTTCCTGAATTATTCGACCACGCCAAATAGCGTCATAAGAAGTATTGGTTTGTCTGAATACTATAAGCTCAGAAGACACTCTACTAATCTTTTCGTATCCGACATTACCTTTTGGTATGGTACATTCAAAAGATCCAGCATTGCTATCTTCTAACGTCAGTTTTGGATTTAAAACAACAAACTTAGTATCTTCCTCATCCGGATTCACGTAATGAGTATTATAGATGCAGATGTCTTTTCTGTACATTGGTGTCAACGTGTAAGGTTCGGAAGGAGGATCATAATCCCATATTCTAGCAACTATTTTATACATTATAATGACCCTCTCCTAAATACTATAGATAGTGTTCCAAAACCTTCAGTAACAACGAATTTATTTACGTTTGTTCCCGAATACCCGCTCATAACAATGTCTACATCCTCAAGTGTGTCTCCTTTTTGGATCGTCTTTGTGACGTTCGATATTCCAAGTTCTGTGTTTGAGAATTTGAATTTAAGTAGGGTACTATCGCCATCAACACCAGTATATTTTAATTTTGGAACTACTGGTCTTCGACCAACATCATTACCGCTAAGATTTATAGTTGGTAAAGCATTTGGTGATATAGCAATGTTTCTACATTTTGATGGAAGTATAATACCGGTTTCAAAGTTAAATGGGTCCCATTTCCACTGATCTTCGATAGAAGTATAAACACTCAGCTTATACGGGTCCGCAACATACTTCAATGTGATTGTTGATCGAGCTTCTTCTGACTGCCACTCGTCAACAGTGAATCGGGCAGTGTAGTAATATTCAGGATCATCTGCAAGAATCGCCTGAAATTTTCTACCATGAAGATAATTCATAATCATGGAATATGTATCACTCCATTTAAGGTAGCCGTTAAGGACAGCGAATTCCCACTGTCCCTCACGAGCCCCAAGTTTTGGTTTACCAGTAAGAGCCTCTGTAAAATCTATGATTCCGTCAGCCCCTGGATTGTCCAAAATCGACAGCGATACTGCAGGTGGAGTGAAGAATAAGTATCCACCAGTCGGAACTAAGTGCCAGTCGGTGAAAGTATCTTTATCGCCAATCTTGGCACTATGTTCACCGTGGTAATCACCGTATTCTTTAACCATGTCCTCTCCTTCCTGCAAGTATCTGCTTACGACCTAATTGTTTATCTATCTCGTTGACCATTCCGCCAACACATGTCTTACCATCAAGGTAAATCTTCTGGTTCTTTAACACATTAATCAACTGACTAGTCATAGCTATCTGAGTCTTCAATGTGCTGATAATATCTCCATTGCTCTTTCCAGTAAGATCCGCCAAACTACCAACAGCGGAACCAATATCCATGTTTGCTGTCGGACTTAATCTAACAGAAGTAGCCATGTCTCTACTGAACATAGAGTCGATCTGCCCTATTCCATTTTGAATGTTTGACAAATCCAACACCGGTCTAATCGACGGAGAATCGTTAATCTGGTACTCGACCGCTGCAAGCCCATCAATAGCTTCATTGAACGCGTCAACTGTTTCATTTCCGGCAAATTTGGATGCACTGGTGAGCAATGACACATTCTGTCTAATACCGTTGGCACCACCCATCATCTGGAACATACCAGACTGAGCGAACTTCCAAGACGGTGATGCTACACCACTAGCTTCATTGTAAGCGTTTAAGCTTTCCGTACCAGCATACGCACCAGCATCTCTAACTAATCTTACGTTGTCATAGATACCTTGAGCACCGCCTTCCATAAGATGACCGCCAGAATCGTAGTAACTATCATAGCTTCCGCCGAAACCTCTATCGCCAGCACCAGCTTCACCAGACTCAAAACCTGCTTTCTCAACGTCGTCAGTTTTATCGTCGATGGCTTTAGTTATCTCGTCAACGAAGTTTCCACCGCCACCGGAGAAATCAACGTCTGTGAAACCACCAAGCGCTGTACTACCAAGCGATGACGCAACTTCTTTGACATCTGGACCACCATTTTGAATACCACCGACTATCTTGTTTACCATCTCAGCACCACCAGATGCTGTATCATACGCCTCAAGGGTACTTGTTACAGCTCCACCAACTCCACCGGCAGCATTTGCAGCATCGCCCTGAGATTCAGATATACCGCCAACAACACCCTCTTTAACGGAGTCTTTAATTTGGCTTGCATCGACCTTCTTAAGTTCGTCGTTGATGGTAGTAGACAGATTATTGGCACTTGTCCTGACTTCTGGTTCAGATTCATCAAGCCCTTTCTTAACACCGCCAGTAGCTTCACGGGCGATCTTCTCACCTTCGTTCTTGTTTATCTTCTCTTCAATGCCGGCTTTGAGCTTGTCTATCTGACCAGAGATTTGTCCACCGATCACTGGCATATCAGCAACCATGTCCTGAATAGCTGACAGTATGAAATACTCAATAGAGAGCATTACATTTTGAATTGCAATCAGTATCCTATCGGTGTTATCGACAATAGCTACGGCTATACCATCGATGAACTGGACTACGAGGTTTATACCAGCCTCTATTAGATTTGGTAGAGCCAACGACAAGCCATTCATGAAGTTGACTAATATGGATGCTCCAAGCAACGTAAACAGATAGATGTTCTCATTGATAGCCTGTAAGAATGTTACAAGTAAAACGATAGCTACTTTTATGATCAACGGCGCTAGTTTAAGAACTGCATTTAAGACAGCTGTAATAAGCTCTACAGCAGCTCCAACGATGTTTACAATGTTCTCCTTAATTATGTCTACGATCGCAAACATCAAGCTAGCTATAATATGAGCAACTTCCGGAATCATGTAACCTATGAACGCCAAGAATTGTTTAGCATATTCAAGGTTCATCTGATTACGCATAGTTGCCAGTATCTCTCCAACATGCTGGAAGATCTGGAATCCAGCAGCCGCTGCCAACATGCCAGTACCAGCTAGAGCGGAAGAAATACCAATGGCCATCAACGCTACAGACAACGCCAGAATAACACCAATAAACGGCGACAGAAGATAACTAGCCACACCAATAATAGTAAATACGCCAGCAATCAGTGCAAGGCTCTTTGCAATCTGTTCCCATTCCATGTTGCCAAATGTCATCATAGCAGGAACAAACATATTCATAGCAATTGCCATGACCATCATCGCTGCAGCACCGGCTAAGGAGCCTTCCATAAGCTGAGCTCCGAGTCCCATAGCTATTAACCCACCGGCTATAGCTGTCATGCCTTTAGCTAACTGTTCCCAATCCATTCCGAGGCCAACTGACTTAAGGGCATTAACCATGAGATTAATGGCTGCAGCCGCTATCACCATTCCGACGCCAATGCCGAGCATATTTTTCGGCATAAGCTTGGTAGCAATAGTTAAACTGAGTAATAAGCCGATGACACCCAGCAATCCTTTAGACATGTTTTCCCAGCTGACTTTAGTAAATGACAACGTGGCCTCCGCCAACACGCCGATTCCTTTAGCTAAGAGGAACAGACCTACTCCATTGAACATCCCAATTTTATCCAGGTCTCCAAATTTAGTAGCCAAAGCTAATGAACCCAACAAAGCTCCAACGGCAACAAGACCTTTAGCCATGCTTTCCCATCTAAGTCCTACGAACTGCATAGCCACACCAGCTAACACTCGTATACCAGCGGCTATTAGCACAATACCTAAACCACTTCTAATGCCAATGCCTTCCATGTCAGACAGCTTTGTGAACAATGCGAGCGACTCAAGCAATATAACAGTCCCTATCATTCCCTTGGCTATCTCTTCCCAGCTCAAATCAGCAAGCTTCTTCACAACGCCTGCTAAAACTCGAACCGCTAACGCAACTACGACCAAGCCTTTTGCTGTCTTGTTAAAGTTCTTACCATCAACTTCGTCAACAGTGTTTGCAAGTTCGCCCATAAGAACCATTAAAATCGCTATAGACGCAAGTGATGCAATTATTCCTCGATCGTCAACTGAAGATATAGCCTTCATAGCAAAAGCTAGTATTAGCACGGATGCTGCAAGCTTCACAAGTCCTGTGGTAAGTGTTCCGAATGACGACAACTTTTCATCGTCAACGAGTTTCTGGAATGCGTATAACGCACCGCCTAATTCACCCATCAAAGCACTTATAGCAGCGATAGAACCCCATAGTTTCTCCGGTTCCACAAGAGATATAACAACAATAGAGCCTACCAATATTGCTACAGCGATCGCTATGTTCTTAAGCATGTCGGCTTTAAGTTTGTTCTGGAATGCTGCAAGAGTGTCACCGAAAGGCTCTAATAATTCCTGTAGCAGTTTGATACCATCTTTCAGCTTATCTCCAACGTCATCTAGGAAATCGAGTATTCCTTTGAACGAGAAAGTCTCTGCCACATCAGCCATTGTATTTTGAGCTTTCAGCATGGTCTTTAAGAAAGAACCGCCGGTTATCAAGACAAACAGCTCACTAAAGTCGAGATTCGACATAACCTCTTTAAGTTTCTCCCATGCAGGAGTGACGATCGAAACGATTCCTTTTGCAACTGCACCTAAAACCTCACCAATGGTCTTCATTGCGTTCGAAATCTTCTCGATGACATTAATGCCTTCTTCTGACTCTTTGTTCTTCTTAAATGATGCAAAGAAGTTCTGCACAGCTTGTGAAGCATCGTTGAATAGTTTTCTAACAGGAGCAAGTTTTTCCCATAGATAACCAAAAAACGCCTGAACCGATGCACGTGCGTTGTCGAAGTTTTCTTTCCAATGAACAACCGTATTCTTAGCACTTTCCAAGAATCCAACGAATTCTTTCCAAGTTGGAATATGTAGATTCAACCCGGTAAAATTGTTTATGGATTCGATCATGCTAGAAAAAATAGAAGAAACTTTTTCTTTAACGCTAGTTATTCTTTCCGGAAGCGATGCCAATATGTCGTGGAGTTTATAGGCCCCCGATATAGCACCTTCCCAAGAGAAGATTTTACTAAGATTTATACCAGTTGTTTTAAGAACGAAACTCCTAAAATTTGCTGAAATCTCTGCGATTTTTAATCTGACTATGTTAAACTTTATAGCTATTTCATCTAAGAAACCGGTAAGTTTTTTGCTATAGACACTGGCCCAAATATCTTTCTTACCGAAATTTTGTCTAAAGCCTGTAAGTGCTCTAATAAATGTTGAGAAATTGTAAACAGTTTTGAGTATAGCGTCTCCAAGCCACTCAGCTCCTTTGGCCAACCCATCAACCAGCTTTTCAGGAATCTTAGACAGGCGTATTACATCGGTAACGAATCTTATGACGTATCCCAGTTCTGTAACTATGAAGCCGATAGCTGTGCCTATCTTGTCAATCAATCCCGAAAAAGAAGACGAACGTTCCATCAACGCAAAGTACAGATCGCCAACGAGCATCAACGGTCTTGTTAAGTTCGATGTTACGTCTCCTATCTTTTCAAGGGTCTCTTTTGCTGGGTTTAATCCTTCTCCGAATGCTTTGAATCTCTTAGACAAATCGATAAGGAATTCGCCGTTCACAATTGGCATGAACTCTCCAAGATACTCGTTAATCGATCCAAATATCTCTTTGAACACAGCAGAAACGCCTTTAAAACCGCTAGTTATACCGTCCAATATTAAAGTACGTCCACCTGAGTCATGCCATTGTTCGAGAACTTTGTTTCTAGCATCTGCAGATTTGTTAATAACATCTCCAAGATAATCAGAAACTTTAGTCCAAAGATCTTTAGCTTCACCAAAGTCGCCAATAATATACTCCCAACTCTGGGTCCAACCGGACTGTAAAGCTTCCTTAGTTGTATCGATTAGCTGGGTAAATGTTTTAACTTTAGTTGCCGCCTCATCAGCGTTCTTGCCTAAACGTCCAATGTCTTCGATCTGATCCTCAGTATAACCATTTGCCAACAACATGGCTTTTGTAGCTTTTTGCTCTTCATCGGTCATCGTTGAGAAATTGAGAGTAGCGTTTCGAAGAGTATCAATAAGGACTTCAGACGTGATCCAACCATCAGTTAAAGACTCTCTAAATGTGCCGTGTTTTGCTATAGCAGTATCGTAACTGTTGGCATAACCATTTTCGAGAAGCTTTTTAACACGTTCGAGTTCGATACCGGTTTCTTTAGAAATCTCTTCGGCTTTTTTACCACTAGCCGCCAACGTCTGGACCTTCTCATTAGCAACAACCATAGCCTTTGAAGATTCCTGGAGAGCTTTCTTGAAGACTTCGCCACCCATACCGGCATTAACTACAGAGTTCCAGTCCTGAAGCTT